ATAGCTAGAAAACAACACGCATTTGTTGACCAAGATGGTAATAGATATGTAGCTATTGGTACAGACAAATTTTTAATTATATATTTTGAAGGACAATTTTTTGATATTAGTCCACTTGCAACAGCAATTTCTAGTGCAACTTTTACTTTTAACGCTACAACAACAGTGACTTTAACAACTTCTGCAGCACACAATATAAATGTCGGAGATATTATTCGTTTAACAGGAACAACTTTACCAGGGGGTACAACAGGAGTAACTACAGCTACTTTTGATGATACTAACTTTCAAGTTTTATCTGTACCTACCTCTACAACTTTAACAATTCAAGCAGCGACAGCTGGTTCAGCTTCTTCAGGTGGATCTGTTACAATTAATCCTTTTGAAGTAGTGGGTCCTGCAGCACAATCCTATGGCTATGGTTATGGTGTTGGTAATTATGGTGGTACAATTACAGGTGCTGCTCAATCAACTTTAGACGGTGGGTTGGCCGCGGATACTAATGGTAACAATGGTTCAGCTACACAAATTAGATTAGCATCTACTACAGGTTTTCCTTCAAGTGGTGGAACGATTGCAGTAGGCAGTGAATTAATAACTTATACAGGTGTAGCAGGCGCAGAACTAACAGGTATTTCTAGAGCACAAAAAGGAACGTCTTCAGCAATACATAATACTGGTGCTACAGTTACAAACGCTACAGAATTTACAGGATGGGGAGATGCAGTTGATGCAGGTACTATTACTCTTGAACCAGGACTTTGGTCCTTAAGTAATTTTGGTGATGTATTAGTTGCAACTATTGGAAATGGTAAAACATTTACTTGGGATTCTTCTATTGCAGCAAGACTATCTACAAGAGCTTCTACAACTACATCAGGATTTCAAACTACAAACAATCCAACAGCTACAAGAACAACTTTAATTTCACCAACCACACGTCACTTAATTCATTTTGGAACTGAAACAACTATTGGTAATCCTACTACACAAGATGATATGTTTATAAGATTTTCTGAAGATGAAAATATAAATGCATATGTTCCAGAAGCAACTAACACAGCAGGTACACAAAGAATACAAGATGGTACCAAAATTGTTGGAGCATTGGTTGCAAAAGAAAACATTCTAGTATGGACAGATAATGCACTATACACAATGAAATTTGTTGGAGCTCCTTTTACATTTGGCTTTGAACAAGTTGGTACAAACTGTGGATTGATTGGTAAGAACGCAGCAATTGAAATTGATGGTGTTGCTTACTGGATGGGTAATAATGGTTTCTTCTCTTTTGATGGTACTGTTAATACGTTACCTTGTAGTGTTGAAGATTATGTTTACGATGATGTTGATACTACAAAAGGTCAACAAGTAAACGCAGGTATCAATAACCTATTTACAGAAGTTACTTGGTGGTATCCAACCAGTGGATCAGAATTTAATAATAGATATGTAGTATTTAACTACGGTCAAAATAATGCAAGATTACCTATGGGTAACTGGTATACAGGAATTAATACAAATTCTATTAGAACAACTTGGATTGATTCATTAGTATATCCAAGACCTTATGCTACTGCTTTTAATAGTTCTAACACAGGAACTTTTCCTGTTGTACAAGGTGAAACAGGATTAGGTCAAAGCGTATTGTTTGAACACGAAACGGGAACCGATCAAGTAAATCCAGATGGTAGTGTAACCACACTTACTTCTTTTATTCAATCATTTAGTTTTTCTTTGCAACCAGATCAAGCAGAAGTATTTTTAGCGATGAGAAGATTTTTACCTAACTTCAAAGTATTAACTGGTAATAACCAAGTAACATTATCTATAAAAGATTTTCCATCACAAGATGATATAGAAACTGCATTAAGTCCTTTTATAATAAATTCTAGTACCTTAAAGGTTGACACAAGAGCAAGAGGAAGATATGCAAATATAAAGATAGAAAATACTGGTGTAGGTGAGTCTTGGAGATTTGGTACGTTTCAAGTTGACATACAACCAGATGGAAGGAGAGGCTAATGACTAAAGTTGTAGTAAGATTACCTGAACCTAAAAAAGAATATAGTGAAGATAATCAAAGACAAATTAACAGAGCGTTAACTACAATCATTGAACAATTAAACTCTACATACTTAACACAACTTAAAGAGGACTCGGAAAGATATACGTGGTTCGGATTAGGATAAATGGCAAATATATATAAAAACCAAAAATTAGATTTAACAACTAACACAGTTACAACTTTATATACTGTAGCATCTAACTCTAGAGCTATTGTAAAATCTATATTAGTTTGTGATGATACAAATAATGGTAGTGATATTACAGTTGACTTATTTGATGGAGATCCAGCATCAGCTAACAAATTTACTATATTTCAAAATAAAGCTATAGCAGGTAATGCTACAGAACAATTATTAAATGAGCCTTTGATTATGCAAGAAAGTGAAGTATTACAAGTAACCGCTGCAGATGCAAATAGATTGCACGTTGTAGCATCAATATTAGAAATCAACAGGGAGGACAGATAATGCCGTTTGTAGAAACAGAAGCTTCAGTTAGGTATGAAACAATTAATGGTCAAAGAGTACCAGTAATTACACCTAAAACAGAAGTAACATTAACTAACACAGAAACAGGTCAAGAATATATGTCAGATGCAGAAGCTTTGGCAGACGTTCAGGACTCCAATACAGCTACTAAAGCAGAACATATAAGAAGAGATGTAAATGTGACTGTAGAAGAGATAAAAATTGGTGCTGGCTTTAATATCAGCGATTGACGAATGGTCAAAAAGCCTGTAAATTGTGATACACTCGCCTATTTACAAGCTTTGCGAACTTGCTATCAACAAGCATTATAAAGAGAAACTATGGGATTTTTAAAAAAGATAACTAGACCTATTTCAAGAGTACTAGACAAGATAGTACCGAATGAAATCAAACCAGCATTACCATTTTTAGCTGCAGCCGCACCGTTTATGGCTCCAGGACTTATGAGCCTTGGTGGTGGTACTATGTTCTCTAGAGCTTTAATGTCTGGTGGTTTAAACCTCGGATCTCAATTAGCTCAAGAAGGAAGTGACGGAGACTTTTCTGGTTTATCTACATTAATGGCAGCAGCTACCGGTGCGTTGTCTACTCCAAGAGGAACAGATTTTTCAATGAGTGCACCAGGAGAAGCTCCTATGACATCTCCAAGCGCAGCAGACTTCTTTAAAAACAAAGCACTTGGTATGGAACCAGGATTTGCTAAAAGCGGTTTAGGTGCATTAGAAGGTACTTCAAATTATTTAACAGGTGTTAGTGATACTTTACAAAACAATCTATTTAGTAAAGAAGGACTAAAAGCAGCATTAGTACCAATAGGTCAAGGTACAACTGATTTAGCAGTAGCTCAAAATAGAAGAGCATTAAAAGATTATGAAAGAGAAATGGCTGACTATGATGCAAGTATGGAAGGTGGTGGTGATACAGCAAACAGAGCTTTAGCGATTAGACAATCTATGGAATCTTATGGCTTTACAGAACAAGAAATTTTAGACGCGATCGAAGCAGCAGGATACAAAGCTGGTGGTAGAGTAGGATTAAGTATGGGTGGTGGTGCAGACTTTGGTGGCATACCTGCAGCTATACAAAATATAAAAGAAGACGAAGAAGAAACAATTACAATTATGACAGACAACGGTCCAATGGAAATTCAAAAATCAGTTTATGAATCTATGCCAGGAATGTTTATGGATACAACTACAAGCGCGTATGGCGATGCAGGCAGAGGTAGACCCGTGCCAGAATTTGCAAATGGGGGACGAATAGGTTTTAAAGATGGATCTTCAACAAGTAATTTTGGAACAGATAGATATTTATCTGAAATGTTAGAAAGTGGTAGTGGTCTTTTTAATAGAGGAGAAGATTTTTTTAATAGATATGAAGATATGGTTAAAGAAGGAAAATTCGATTCTAGAGTGTTTGATATGTTAAAAGAATATAAAACTTTAGAAAAAGAAGCAGAAACAACAGATGATAAATTTCAAAATATAGATCTTATAGATAAGGCAGAGGAAACGTTAGATAAAGATGCTTTAAAATATTATGATAAAAAATTTAAAGATTTAGAAAAACAAGAAGACGATTTAACTAAACAAGAAGAAGGTATAATGGCACTTGAGGAAAAAACTAATTTTGATGCAAGTGAAATTACACGAACTCCAGACTTTCAAGAATGGTTAGAATTATATATGTCTGAAAGAGATACTGGTAAAACTACAGCACTAGATCATCCTAATGCAGATATATATTTAGGAGTTTTAGGACTTAAATTAAAAGGTAGAGATGAAAGTTTTTATAAAGCTGTACCTAGAAAAAAAGACGGTGGACTAATGAATTTAGGTGGTAAAGAAATGGATATGAGAACTGGTGGGTTTATACCTATTGGTAAAAAAGAAAGAGCAGATGACGTTCCTGCTAGACTTTCTAAAAATGAATTTGTAATGACTGCAGATGCTGTAAGAGCAGCGGGTGGTGGAAGCGTTAATAAAGGAGCAAAACGAATGTACGACTTAATGAATAACCTAGAGGCAAGAGTATAATGGCTGAAACAACTACGATAACAAGACCGGCGCCGATTATAGAAGGTTCGCTTACCGCCTTTTTAAAATCAATTGATAAACTAGGAGCAGGTGCAGTACCTACAGGTTTTGCTGGTATTGATCCATCAAAATACGCACCAACAATTGCAGCAGAATCACAGCTACAACAAGATGCTAGAACCGCGGCCGGTGGATTAGGTTCACTTACAGGACCACAAGCTTATCAACAATTTATGTCACCTTATCAACAAGAGGTGATTGATACCACTTTATCAGAATTCGACAGACAACAAACTATTGCAAATACAGCTTTAAGAGATAGAGCTATTCAAGCTGGAGCTTATGGTGGTGGACGAGAAGGTGTTATGGCAGCAGAGTCTGCAAGAGGTAGTCAAATGAATAGAGCAAACTTACAAGCTAATTT